GTAACCAGGAATTGTTGAAGGCCCAACCGAAACACAATAACTTCCAGCGCCGGAAATGCTGCCATCAAAAATCAAAATTGACGCATATACGCCTTCACCCATCAACGTAACACCATAACCAATTTCCAAAGAACGGTCGATGTTGTAGTTGCCAGCAGGAACAAAAAGAACACCGCCCGCGCTACCTGGTCCAGCCGTGCCTGGCTTGTGAAAATTTTGGGTATACGTTAAAGCGGCTTCAAATGCTGCGCCATTCACGGCAGCCGATGCCGATGGACTAGCCCCAAAGTCCAAAACGTTGACAACATCGCCCTGAATCATTGAATACGATACTTTGGTCAGGCTCATAGCAAAATTCCTTTATTCAAACCCTTGAATGCCAGCAGCTTTCAATTTGTTTTGCAAATTTTCGATTATGGCTTGTTGTTCTTGAATTGCAGCGGTCAACGTAGCCACCAAAAATGATGTATCAATACCTTGCGGCTTAATTGATCCATCTTCTTCGATGGCATCTTTTTCACCAACAACGGCATCCGGCACCACTTCGGCAAGTTCGTGGGCAATAAATCCCTGTCCGTCTTTGCCTGTTGATTTCCATGTAAACGTGCATGGTTTTAATGCCAACACTTTTTTCAAAGCGCCAACCATCGATTTCACATTTTCTTTTAATCTGTAATCTGATGATGTATTAAAAGCTGTGTTGCTTCCATCATTTGTTATAGACCCAATAAGAGTGTTAACAGAATTTCTAAAAAATATAGAATAAATTGTTCCTGTGTCTGCGGAATTTTGAACGGCTATACCATTTTTTGATGATGATGCGCCGTAAATACTAAACCAAGTAGTTGCTATTGATGATGCAGTGTTTAGTAAAAGATTTGTTCCATCAAATCCTAATATTGATCCGGTTGCTAATGCACTTGTAGACGAAGCATAAACAACACCATTTGCGGTAAATGTGGTTAAATTTGTGCCACCGTTTGCGGTCGGCAAAGTTCCAGTTACACCATTAGACAAATTTACTTGCGCCCAGGCTGGATTGTTGGTGGTTCCTGTGTTTGACAAGTATCTGGTAGCCGTTGTGTTTTTGGACAATACAGCCAAAGTATTTGCGGCTGACCCATAAAGAATGTCACCCTGCGCCACGGTTGAAAGACCTGTGCCGCCTCGCGTCACGGCCAATTGGCCAGTCCATCCCAACGTCAACGATGCCGCGTTTAACAAAGCGGTGCTGGCGCTACCACCCAAAGTCAATGTCACGTTGGTGTCATCGGTTTTAGTCAAGGCCCCTGGCGCGTTCCATTGTGGGGCTGTGCCTGACGATCCTAACCATCGACCAGACGCACCAATAGCCAGCTTAGTAAATGCTGTGCCGCTGGCGTAATACACCAAATCGCCAGCGGTGTAGCTAGTTAATCCAGTGCCGCCTGCCGTAGTTGGTACAGTTTTCCAGCCAATTACTTGAACGGCATTTGCGTTGTCCTTGTAAAACAGTTTGCCATCGGTGATGTTGATGGCAAGTTCCGACCCCAATGTGCTATTGGTCAAATTGCTTGCAGATGGCGCTTGGCTTACTGTGCTACTGCTATAAATAAGTATTGGGGTGTAACCAGTTTGCGCCATAATCAATACTCCACTTCAATTTTTGAAGTATCAGGCGGCGCTTCTGAAAACGTTATATTTGCGCCAGTTACAGAAAACGTATTTTTATTTTGATAAACTCCGTTAATAAAAATGTTGATGTAATTTTCAGAAATAGGAATTGATAGCAAAGTAAAAATAACTGTTGATCCATCACCAGTAAAATTTTGAATGCGCGTAAACGGTGCTTGGTTTATACCTTTTACGTTATCAAACGTTCCAATTAAATTGCTTGCGGAATCTTCAACAACAAATTTGTAAGAGATGCCCTCACTTAACCAAATTTCACCGCTTGGCACCCGCCCAGCACCATCAAGCACAATAGGATTGCTGTGAGCAATGTTGCCTGCGCTTGTTGTGTATGTAGCTTCCGGCGTAGTTGTGCCAGCCAAATAGCTGTAAATTTTTCCACCAGCTAACGGATCGCCGTTGTTATTAAATAGCTGGCCACCAACGCCATAAAAAGGTGAAAGAAAAACGGCCATAGTTAAACCTCTGGTATGAATGTTTGTGGTAGCCACGGCGCAACCGCCTTTGGCTTACTAATCACAGCGATCTGGCGCTCTAGCGTGGCTTGGATAATCTCTCCCGCCTCAGCCATCACCCACTCCACCACATCAGCCTCTTGGACTTCAGCAAACGGCTTATCGCTTAATTGCTTAAAAAACCACCATCCTTCGGTTTGCACATCGCCCATCGAACACAAGTATTTCGCGCCAGTAATTACCCCGTCGCGTGCCTCAATGTCCAAAATCTTGCAATTCATTAGAACGCGCCTCCACCGATGCCGCCTGTGGTCGTTAAAACGCCGCTGGACGGGTTAAATTTGAGTTTGGTTGATGATACGCTGATCGGATGGTTTCCTGACGTATTGTTGACCCAAGTTGGGTAATAGTCCGCATTCGTCGTTGTATCGTCCGTCACCGCCACGTTATTTGCGTTGGTCGCAGTTGTCGCCGATCCAGCCGACCCGTCAATATTCACCCCTGTCAGGCTTTGGCTGGCGCTGCCTCGATTTAACGCAATCGCGGTCGTGCCGATATACAGCGTCGAATTACCCAGCACCCCTGACGGAATCGTGCCTGACAGTTGACCGGCTGGCAAATTCGTCAAACTTGCGCCCGATCCGCTAAACACCGTCGCGGTCAAGGTTCCTGTGGACGGGTTGTATTGCAGCTTAGTCGAGCTGGTAAATTCAGTGGTCAGATTACCACTGGTCTGATTAGCAAACAGCGGATAGAACGTCGAATTGGTAGTTGTGTCATCGGTGACCGTCGCGTAAGCCACCGGCGTGACCCAGCTCGGCGCACTTGTCCCATTACTCTGCAAGACCTTGCCAGAATCCCCAGCCGCAGACGCTAAAAATGCCGTCGTGCCGGTCGCAGATTGGTACGGAATACTCGCCGCAGCCCCGCCTGCCAAATTCGTCGCGGTCGTTGCACTTGTTGCATTTGTGGCGTTGCCAACCGTGATCCCCGTCGGGTTTGTCCACACCGGCGCAGACGCGCCTGCGGTCATAATGTAATTCAGGGTGCCAAGACCCAAGAATGTCGTAGCCCCTGCGCCCGACTGATACGGCACAGCGCCAGTTGTGCCGCCAGCTAAATTCGTCGCAGTGGTGGCCGTCGTAGCCGATCCTGCGCTGCCAGCGGTTGCCGCGTAGCTAACCGACAAGGTACTGGCTTGCACGTTTGTCCAATACTGTCCCGTGCCGTTGTATTGCAAAACATCTAAGTTATTCAGCGTACTGAACTGCACGTTGCCGTCGGTGCCGCCCAAAACCGATCCATAAGTCGGTCGTACAAACAAAATGCCGTTGGACGTTCCCACATAAACCACCGCTGCGACCAGCACAATCGCATTCGGGACGGCTGGCTTATTTTTAGTCAGCCCACCCGTCACCGCAGGGTTGTAATACAGCTCATCGCCTTGCGCCCACATTTCAGCGCCGCCCGTGGTGTTGATGTTTTTGACCTCACCAAACGACACCACAAAAATCCAGTCGTTGTTGTTGCCGGATTCTGCGGCCAGGCCAAGGATGTATTGGCCTTTATCTTTGGTAAGACCCGTGGCGGCTGCGCCCACCAACCCACCAGACGCGCCGACCGTATTGGCGAACATGACCACTTGGCCTTTGCTGATTGCCCCCTGACATTTGACGCGGTAAAACTGCTCCTCACCAATCTTTTGCACCACGTTGCCGTTCATTTGGAACGCAAGCGTTTGGAATTGGTCGTTGCTGTCGTAGTAAAGCCGCGCCGTCGCATTGGTCGGCAGCGGGTTTTGCGTGCTGTTAAAGTCAATATATGTCGGGGTCGCAATTGCGCCTGTGATCGCCGACATACTGGTAATGTCGTTGTTTGCCCCTAAAACCGCAGCCGACAGGTTCGCCCTAGCCCCAGCCGCATCCGATGCGCCCGTGCCGCCATGTAACACCGCAACGTCGGTCGCAGCCCACTCGCCTGTGGCAATTGTTCCCAGCGTGGTAATGCTGGTCTGGCCTGCGTAGGTCGTAGAAATGCGCAATCCGCTGCTGCTGGCATCCAACGTCGTGCCATTTAGCTTGACGGAAAACTGATTCGAGATCAGTTGCAGGCCATTCCCAGCGGTATATGTCCCCGCCCCGCTAAACTGCGTCCACGGCATATTGGTCACGCCAATCGTGCCGGTCGATCCCGCCGTCGTCACCCAGCCGGTTGCTGATAGCGTCGCGCCATCCTCAATAAACGTAAACGCGCCAGGCACTTCAGCCCAGTTATTCATGTCGGCGGTGCGCGTCCAACCCGATGCCGATGCCGCATAAATGCCGTTTTGCGCCTGATTCGCCTGATTCTTGACCAAAATACGGTCGCCAGCGGTCAGGGTTGATGGCCAATCACCACCCGCCTGTGTACCCAGCCCCGACAGCGTGATATTTGCTGTTGTGGTGTACAAACACGACGCTTTGATGTCCAAACCCTGCGCAACAGAGTCAACGTAGGCTTTATTCGCCACATCGGTGTCTGCCGTCGGAGTCGCTGCAACTTGCGCAGTCGTGAAATACGCCGCAGCCGGTACGTTCCCACCAATAATCGACGAATCAATGGTCGAATTCGTGATCGTCAGCCCCGATTGATTCGGGTTGATGACAGGGTAAAAGTACGAACCAGCAGGGCCGACCAGCGTTATCGGCGTAAACGTCGGCTCAGGGCCGAATATGCCCTGTACCGGAACGATGTTTATAGTCTGCTGGCTGGAGACTTGATTCGCCATGATTACCCAGCCGCAACAGGAGTTACATAAACGTC